CCTCTGGTAAGATTGTACCTATGGGTGCTAGACACTTTGCTGAAAGAGCTAGAAGAGTTCAGAGTTTAACACAACTTTATCAGATTAAACTAGCAGACCCAACTGTAGCTGCTCATATGTCAGGTAAAGAGTTTGCTAGAATCTTAGCTGAAGAGCTAGGAGAACCAACGTTGTTCTCAGAAAACGTCATGATCCAAGAACAACTAGAAACACAACAGCAAGCACAAGAAGCTGAAATGCAAAATGAAGAAACCTTAGTAATGAAACAGGAGCTAGGAATATAATGCCGTATAAAAAAGGTAAAGTACAAGAGTACAAAAACAAAACTGCAGGTCCAAAAGGTTATACTAAAAAGAAAAAAAGTAAACCAAAGATGACTAGAGGCGGTAGCGGTAGATAATAAATGAAAGCCGCTTGGTTTAAAGGATGTAAGACGCAGGAGCAAAAGGACAAAGTAAGACAATCTATTATGTCCAACAGAGATAGCCTCCTGCATCTCGAATCAATTCTTGAGTCTATGCTTGAGGATAGACCGACTTCGATGGACTATGACAGTCCTTCTTGGTCACACAAAATGGCTGATCGTATCGGCTACAACAGAGCACTAACACAAGTGCTCGATCTTATTAACCTAGATAAGGAATAAAGTAATGGTATTTACTACTGATAATACTGCAACCACACAGGAAGATCAGAAAACAGAGGTTCAAGGACAAGACACCCAACCACAGGGTTCTTTTCTAGAGAAACTCGTAGAGGCTAAAGGTGAGAACTGGCGTAACCCTGAGACTCTAGCTAAAGGTAAACTCGAAGCAGATGGCTACATTAAAAATCTTGAAGATCAGTTAGCTCAGATGCGAGAGGATATTAAGAAGCAAGACTATCAGAACGAAATTTTGATCCAACTTCAGAATAAGGCCACTGAAACTAGTGCAGTGAAAACTGAAGAGCCAAACAATAACACTAGCGTTAACACACAGGACACCACTGGAGTTGTTAACGAGGAGACCTTAAAGAGCCTTGTTGAAAAGACACTTACTGAACGAGAGAAAAGTAACACTGTTCAACAGAATCTTTCTCAAGTTGATAAAGAGTTAGAAACTTCTTTCGGTACTGAAGCTGAAGCTACAGTCAAAAAGAAAGCTCAAGAGTTAGGAATGTCAATGGAACGTCTACGTGAAATTGCTTCTGAATCTCCTACAGCATTTTTTACTCTTATAGGTGAACAACAAAAGAGTTTTAATCCTTTGGTTCAAGGCTCTGTTCGCACAGAAGGTGTCAACATGCAAGCTTCTACGGAACGTGATTGGAACTATTACCAAAAGCTACGTAGAGAAAATCGTAACCTATACTACACTCCCAAGATACAGCAACAACTTATGGATGATAAAGCTAGACTTGGGGAAAAGTTTGGTATATAACTAGGAGACTAGAACTATGGCTATGACTACTGCCAACTCTACACTCCTGACACGTACCGAAGTATGGTCTTCTGAACTAAAAGACATTCTTCGTGACGAAATGATGGCACAAAATTATGTGCGTATGTTGGATGGTTTTCCAGATGGTAACACATTCAAGATCCCATCAATCGGTCAGGCTCAGGTAGACAACTACAGCGAAGACGCTGCAGTAACTTATCGTCCTCTCGACACAGGGCAATTCACTTTCAGTGTAGACAAGTACTTGTCATCAGCTTCTTACATGACTAAGAAAGCTGAACAAGACACATTCTACGCAAATGAAATGATGTCTCGCTTTGTTCCAGAGCAGGAACGAGCAATTATGGAGCACTTTGAAACAACTACTATGGCTGCTCCTGAAGCTGGTGTTTCAGCTAACTCACAAGAAGCTATCGATGGCATCTATCACCGCATGGCTGGTGGTAACTCTGGTGTTATTGAACTGGCAGACTTTGCTTATGCACGTTACGCATTGAAAAAAGCAAACGTTCCAGATCAGAACATGGTTGCTATCGTAGACCCATCTGTTGAGTTTATCTTGAACACTTTAACCAACGTTGTCAACGTATCTAACAACCCAATGTTTGAGGGTCTAGTACGTGATGGCATTGCAACAGGTATGCGTTTTGTAGCTAACGTGTATGGCTTTGATGTCTATACATCTAACTACTTAGCAGACGTGTCAGACGGTGCTCTACCAGAGCGTGATGGTTCTACAACTAAGGACTATTCAACAACAAATGGTAAAGCTAACTTGTTCTTCTCTGCATCTCAAACCGTAAACCCATTCGTGGGTGCATGGCGTCAGATGCCAGAAGTTGATTACGAATACAACAAAGACTTCCAACGTCATGAGTTCGTAACAACTGCACGTTATGGTGTAAAGCTATATCGTCCTGAAAACATGGTCGTTGTTGCCAGCGATCCAAACGTATAAGGGGGATAGATAATGTCTTACACTAACGCAGATGGACTTCAAGTCTTAACCAACGGTGCAGCAGGTGTTGCCGCTAATAACGGTACAGCAGTTTCACCAAAGAAATCTCTTGTAATCAATATTGCTGATGCAACTGCATTAGGTTCTTCAGCAGCTACTCCTGATGACCAAGAGGCTTTCATCCCAGCAGGATCATACATCACTGCAGCTTCTCTAGTTGTTACAACTGCTTTTACATCAGCAGGTGCAGCAACTTTAACTATCGGTGCTTACAATCAAGCTGGTACAGCTATTGATGCCGATGGTATTGATGCAACTATTGCTCTAGCAGCAGTAGGTGCTAACAAAGCTGTAGCTTGTGATGGTGCTCTTGTAGGCGGTACAGCAACCGTAGGTGCTGCTGATGCTTACATCAAAGCTAACTACGCTACTGCAGCTTTCACTGCAGGTGCTGCTAAATTGGTAATCGAATATATCGAACCATAATGACAATGGGGTGTTCCTTAGGGAGCACCCTACCTTTTATTTGGAGATATAAATGGCAAACGTAAACCACTCTACTCTTTCTGATCCTTACTTACACGAACCAAAAGGCGTTGCCACAGCAAGTAGTGGTGACGTTTATCTAGCTAACGGTTCTGGATCAGGTACTTGGACACCAGCACATCAACACGCAGATGCTTACTTAGCTTTTGATGCTACAACACCTGCTTACGCTCATTCAGCTACTACATCTTTTACAGTTATAGACCCAACACTAGCTTCTTCAAGTGCTAATGGTTTTACTGTAACTAATACACCAAATGCCAGAATAACATATACAGGAAGTAGAAACCTTTCTTCTAACATACACATTGCAATTTCTACTACACAATCAACAGGAACTAACAAAGACGTAGAATGGCAAATATATAAAAACGGTTCTCTATTAACTGGATCTCATGTAATTAGAACTATTAGTTCTGGATCTTGGGGATCAGTTGCACTACTAGGTAATAGTACTCTTGCAACTAATGATTATTTAGAAATCTATTCAAAGATTAGTTCAGCAAGTACTGTTAATTACGCATCTATTTTTTGGACAGTTAAAGGATTGCCAACGTTATGAAAAGTACCCTTTTACAGTTGGTTCAGTCTATCTTATCTGATATGGACTCAGAGGATGTCAACAGCATATCTGATACAGTAGAGGCTCAACAGGTAGCCTCTGTAATAGAAGATACTTATTTTAACTTAATATCTGCTAGAAACATACCTGAGCACAATAAACTAATACCTCTTATTTCTTTAGCAGATAACGATAAACCTACTCACTTTACTTATCCTACTAGAACAAAAGAATTAATTAGACTTGACTACAACATAGGAACAGCAGCAAGCCCTGACTACAGAGAAATAGTTTACGTAGAACCTCTTATTTTTTTAGATAGGATGGATCAGAGTGCTAAGAAAGTAACTACTGTTGACCAGTCAGTAGAATTATTTGTAGGAAACGATAGAGCACCTTCTTATTACACTTCATTCAATGACAATAACATTATAATGGACGCTTACGATGCTTCAGTAGAAGCTAATTTAGCAGCTAATAAAACAAGGGCTTTCTGCTCTATATACCCAACATTCAGTCAAACAGATAGTTTTGAACCTGACCTAGATGATACACTAATGCCTTTACTTTTAGCTGAAGCTAAGTCAACTTGTTTTAGTTTATTTAAGGGTGGTTCTGATCCTAAGGTAGAACAATCAGCACGTAGGTTAAAGTCTTATGTACAAAACGATCAGTACAAAACTAGGATAGGCGTAAGAAATCAGTACGGAAGAACTTGATGATTGACATAGAAACTGATACAGTAAACCAACACTGTACAATA